AGATCAATGCGCCTGCATCGGCGAGCCGGGTGCCTAGATAGAGACTGTGTGTTTGCGCGGAGCTGTAAGTGCACGTAACACTGGCCGAGTTCGTGCTGGTGGATTGAATCGTACCGCCTGAGAAGTTGCCGGTCCCCGGGGTCCACCCGGCGGAGTACTGCACGGAAGGTGAGTTGTCCTCGACTCTTCTACTGCCGGGACCAGCTACCGAATAGCTTCTTCCCGTTCCCGTCACCGACCAGTTGGAAACTACTACTTGAAACTCGCTGCGTTCGTAAGCTCCAACCTGAAACGCGGCGGAGTATGTCCAACGAAGCTTGCGTACGGCGGTTGCCGGTATCACACCCGAAACCGGATCCGCCAATGTCGCGAACGGCAAAATAATCTGCCACTGAGTGGGTGACGTGCCTCCGGACATGATCTTCGACGGAGCGTCCCATGTCTCCGACATGCTGTTAGAAACGTAGGTATACACGCCTACCAGGTTGCCGTTCGCCCCAGTAGCGCTGGTTAGACCTGGGCCATTGTAAGTAAGTGTGATTGTTGTTCCGCTCTGACTGGCGGTCATGGTCGGCGAAAATGCATTCACGCCGGCGACGATATTTTCGATTGCGAACGCCAACGTGTCGCCGGCATTCATCTGGTAGGGATAGTGCTCGGAGAGAAACACGATGCCGACGTAATCGAGAGCGGTCACGGTCCCACTGAGGGTGAATTGAACCGTGGCCGGCGTGTAGCTTCCGGCGATGGCGGTGGCGTAGTTCAGGAGAGGAATTTTATACAGTTGCTCGCCTGTCCCTGGATCCGCCCAAACACGCAGATTCGGCCAATCGACCGTGGGATACAAAGTCGAGTCGATTGGAATGCAGTTGTCACGGGTTTCATTGTAAGTGAGCGTCAACCCGCTGAGGTCACCATCCGGCAAGTTGCGAAATGCCGGATGCTCAAAGACGTTGTCGCGGTTCCACTCTATAACTGCCCAGTCAAACTGCTGTCGCCATGTTCCGGACACGTTGTAACCGGTAGCGCTGGTTGCACTCAGGGCGGCTATCGCGGAAGGCTCAAGAAAGTAACATTGCAGGTCGCGATTGGGTGTCAGCTTATCAAGTGTTTCAGACATGACTAACCTAAAGGCGGATGGTCACCGTGAGATCGCTGCCAGGGCTGGTACCAGCGGTCGAAGTTACTGCCGTAATGTCTAAACCGATTTGTGCCTTCTCAGCAAGGGGTCCCAATGCAAATCCGTCGACGTCGTTCGAGATCACGGTATTTAACGGAATCGTGAGCTCGCAATAGGGCGTTCCATTCTGAGTAACCTGCATGGTGATCGCAGTGCCTGTGGGCGCCTCCTTCACCACGGCATAAACATCCCGCACCGAATGAGCATTGTCCATCAACAGCAGCGGAGCGGCGCCGGTTTGAATGGCGAGCGGCCCTTCGATCTGCATGGTCAACTGTCCGCCCGAAAAGGTTCGAATGCCCAGATCCGTGGTTGCCGTGTAACATTCCCTGGCCACGCTGCTATTTCCGCGGTCGTTCGTGACAAATAACTCAGCCGTAGCCACTCGCACGTCCGGAATAGCTACTGGATAGGAGTAACTTCCGCTGGCGAGGCTTCCGAAGAAGTCATTCACGAATGGCATGATGTAGGTCTTCTTGAGGAGCAGATACACCGGGGTATGAATCAAATGCGCAGCGGCGGTACTACCATAGCCGCCGCGTGACACGGTGCAACTCGTCGCGCTTGTCACGGCAACTTGAACTACCAAGACTTCGGAATCAATCTGGACTAAGTCGCCCACCTGAACAGTGACTGCCACGGACAGGTTCAACGTAGTCGCGCTGCCATCTAATGCCGCGCTTAGGTTCAGTGTGGATGGGCCATTCAGCTCGTTCCAATAGCCAAAAGTCAGTGTTCCGGCGCTGATGGTGGTGGTGTTAGTGAGAGAACTAAATCCTATCGCTTGGATCTCTACGGTACCTTGTCCCGTTGGAAACAGTCCGAAGGTAGGTTGCCCGGGAACATCGGTATCCTGCCCGGTATCTGGCGCGCCGGAAATCGTCCATCTTGTAAGTGGCGATAGTTCGTAATCGCTTTCTGTGTCGAGCGCGTTCGCGGCACGGCCGGATACGTCGATCGTCATTCCGTCACGGTTCGGAACATCGAATACAACTGGGGATGCATTGCTGGAAGCCCCAAACGTCCAGGTGGATTCGGCAATTGCGAATAGGCTGGAGGAGTCCGGCACAACATCCCAATTCGACGCGACTGTGATAGTGGTCGGCGTGTAAGATGCGACCGTCCGCTCTTGTCCAGCGCCCGTTCCTACTGTGATCCGTACAGTCGCCCCGCTGTAATCTCCTGGCAACATGTTGAGCGTGCCGTTTCCTACCGTATTCGTTGACTGGATGGTTACCGGCTCGGGCGGCTGCAACTCAAACCGCCAGTAAAAGTTCGCGTGATCGAAGTTGTAGTCCGGCGGCCCTTTCAATGTCGCCGTAGCTCCTGAATCCACAAATTGAGTAGCGACGGGAACATTGCTCGCGATTCGCAACAACTGGCTTGGATTGGTTCCGCGATAGACATGGAAACCGGTCACCGTGGACGACAGACTCAAACTAACTAACGTAACTTGGTTGGTATTCGTGGAGGCTGGAATAATCGCAGCTATCGTGAAGGACAACCCGCTCTCCGCACCGCTCGCATCCAGCGCGCTCAGCGCGTAGTAAAGCGTCTGGCCGCCAGCGATGGTTCCGCCGGTTGTACTGATTTGCGGATTGAGTCCCACTAAGGGAATACCCACGCCGGTTACGGTAGGTTTGTCCGGAACCGAGAAAGCCACGGTGAGTTGCACTGTAACAGTTCCGTCGCTGGCCGCCACGGTAGAGGCCGTGATTCCAAATTGGGGATTGCCATCACTGTCAAGGACGCTGCCGATCAGCGGCCGTGGCACTCCAACCTGGAAATTCGGCTGCCGGCCGAGCCCGGCCACTCCGGCATTCGCTGCCGTGTACCACTCATCGTTATGGATCTGCGCCGTGATGGTGGCAGTCCGATAGTTCAGGCTCGGTGATATCTCGGTGACACGGAACGGTTGCCGGGTGAATCCTTCCTTCGCGTAGGTAAGTGTGATCAGGTCGCCGGGTCGCAGTCCCACTGCCTTTACGCTTGTGTCGAATTCAATGTAAGTATTTCCATCCACCGACTTGTAAAGCTGCAACGCCGCCGCTCGTACGGCCTGATCGAGGTTCGGCAGTCCGAGTGCAGTAAGAGATGTCACAACGTCTTGTCCAAACAGTTGTGAATCGGCGACATCCACTAACGAGAGGCTGTCCTGCTGGTATTGATTAAATTGGTCCTGAAATTCTACGGTGTATCGATTTGGCGAATCGGCCGCATCGCGCGATGACACCGTGAGACTCGCCTCACCATTGGATTTTCGAGCGATACCGGAGAAGGAATTGTCGCCGAACTCATACGCTGGCCAACCACCGTTCAAAGCCTCGGTACTGTTGCTGCCGGTGATCTGGGCCGGCTGCTGGGCCGCGATGGTGTCTTCCACATTCAACTGCAGGAGCCCGGCGGAACTGAAGATCAGGTACAGGCCGCAAGCGTTCCTGATTCCACGCACCACGTCTCCCGCACTTCGACGGCTGGTCAGGATCAAGTTGCACTGGTAGCGCGGGATCAGAGTGTCGTTTCCATTCAGATCCAAGGTATGAACCAGCGCATCACACACCTGCGCAGACGCGAAGAAGCTCGGCAGGTCTAACTCGTCCAGGTTCCACCCACTTCGGTTCAGAACATCCACCAGAACCCAAGCTGGATTGTTGCTAAAGACATTCGCCGAAAACGCTCCGCTGCTATCAAATGTCGCAAGCTTCATCCCTTGCACCAACACGCGGAGGCTTGGCAGGGCGGCGCCATTTGAAATGTTGTTCGGTACAACTACCGAAAGGAACGCCATGCTCCCGTACGGATCGCCCAGAGGATTCCCCGATGAATCGCTGAAGTCCGGATTGAAGTTGCCGTTCCGCGTCCCGAGGCTGATGACGTTGTACCAGCCCGTCGCCGTCATGTTTTTTCCAGAAATGCCGGCGGGAATCTCGATGTTATTTACGATCACCGTCACCACGCCAGCCATCTCGCCCGCCCCGAGCAATACTTCAAAATGAGTCAGGTTCCCGTCGTTTCGAGCCAGAACCACCGGCGGCTCAAACCATCCCGTGCCGTAGATCAGTGGGACGTAATCGTTATACAGAGCCTGATTCGGGAACGGATTCGAAACGTGTGATCCTTTCTCACCGTAAGTGCGAACTAAGATGGAAGCAGGAACGAATTCGATTCCACCGAATCTGCGGGTGATGTTATTCGCATTGTCGAGATTGAACATCCCACGCTGCTGGCACTGTGTCCGGGTAAAGTCGCAAGTGGTGTAAGGCGCTCCAGCATTGAGGTTCCCCACACCGCCGGTTTGATCGGACGAGTAACCGCACCGGTAAAAGGCCGAGAACTTGCCGCGCGTTCCGCCGTTCACCGCTTCGAGGCGCTGCAGGGGAGTCGCGGGAAATGTCCACGGACAACGCTTCTGAATGCTCATCTCCGGCAGATAAACACGTTGTAGGTTCAGCCGGTTCGTGAAACTCAGGCGGAGACTTGATTCCGTGGATGCATCCGGCGAATTGGCGAGTCCGCGAAATGCCACGACGCTGTCTGAAGCTGCGACACCGTTCTTAAGATCGAAAAACAGAAAGGTAACAGTAAGTTGAGCACCCTTCCAGCCGATATTTCGCTCAATCGGGGAAAGAAACGCGTCGGCGTTTGCCAGGGTGATGGAAAGTTTCGAGATGGCATCCGTGGTGGCTTCTGGAGACGATCGGATTTCAAAAATATTGTGCTTTAGGACCCTCGCGAGGTACGGATTCCCGTTCACCGTCACATTGTGCGTACTCCAGCGTTCCACGTCTCCGGACTTGAGCGTACAATCAAACAGGAATATCGGTGTGCCCGGAACTTCGAGCTCTTTCAGGCCGCTAATCGTCGCCATTCCGCCCTACCTTCCTTGGGTTTATCCCATTACTTCGTTCGGCTAGGAATGTCACGGCAACATGCTCACTAAGTTAACGGAACAGGAATTCTGATTCGGTGCGCTCGTGGTTTGGGTTAGTGAGTCGGAGTCGAATCGTGTATTTGGATAAACGCCGGCCAAGTCCGTTGTCTTCTTGTAATAGCCCGGCGCTGGCTGGGGTTCGGCTTGGGCTCCAAATGCCACTACGCTGGCGCCAGCAGGTAACTGCAAGCCAAAATTAATACCGTCTTCCTGCAACGATAGACTATCCGCTTTCGCAGCCCTGGTCCAAGAAGATGTAACCTGCACTTGCGTGAGGGATTCCTGACCTGTTGCCGACAAGAGGATTTGAACCGTAGTTGGTGCGGACGCTCGAAGGTAAATGCTGCAGCAATATTGGAACCAGCTCGGTGCGGCAACGCTTTGCACAACTCGTTGTGTGGTTTGTGCGGTGTTGGTGATCTGCACCGCGCCGATGCCGCCCATCGGGTCCGCCACGCCGCCGGAAATATGGATGAGAGGGTCCGCGGTCCAAACCGGTTTGGTCCAATCCTCGCTCCATAACAGCAAATTGTCCATTGGATCAAGAAACGTGAACGTAGTCAGCTTTCCCTCCGCCGCTTCAAACAACGTTTCCACCGAGGTCCATTCTGCATCGGACAGATTGGAATATTGGAGGCGCCAACTCACTGCATTCGCACCCGGATCGCTCATCCGAATCGTGTCGCCGGAAGGTAGCATGTTCGAAACAGTTCGCAGCGCCGTCTGCCTGCTGATCGGAAGCTGAGATACTGCACCGGTGCTGAGCTGTGGGAAGTAGAGCATCAGCTTCGGTTCTCCGATACGGTTAGCATCGTCTTTCCTTGCTGCGGATCGTCGAGTTCCTCCCCTATATCGTTTCCACCCAGACTGCAATTCGGATACACCGTACCGTCCCAAGGATCAGTGAAACTGAAGTTCTCCGCCGCACCGCTTTGAGTCCGGAAAAACTCCCGAAGTGTATGCAGTTCTGTCTCATCCAGTAAGTCGAGCCGTACGGTCCAACGCTTGAGGGGAGTTTGATAACCGCGAAATCTCTGCTCGGAGCCGTCCACGAACTGAACAACATCCGTCGAGAACTCAGTCGCTCTTTGCGCTGGATATTGAAGAGTCGCGCCCGTTTTGAGAGTAGGGAAGGTACTCATCCTATAAGCCCCCGATAACGTCGCTTAATGAATGCGAGTTGAGCAGCGCTGCCTTTACCGCATTGGCGATGTCGTCGCTATGGTCGAGGAAAGACTGGCTGTCCATCGCATTCACTTGCACGGTAACTTGCGGCGCCGCACTTGTTGACTGCGCGCGTACCTGTCCGCCTTGCCCGGAATCAACCGGCGAAACTTGTCCGGCCGGAGTGAGTCCGGCTTGATAGTCCACCGAAGGCGGCAACGCGAAAGGTGTCGGAGCGCTTAGGTTTTGCGTACTGCTGCCGCCAAAGAGACTCAACAATCCAGTGATGATAGGAGACAGGCCAGATCCCAAAATGCTGGACGCGATCCCGCCCACTGCTCCTCCAACCGATCCGCCGCTTCCCTTGGTAGTCGTGTTCTGCCCTAACGCCTGCGTGTTATCCTGCGTCGCGCTGACCTGCGATTGCTGTACCGAAGCGAGAGAACCAACTTGCGATGCGAGGGTTGAAAGCTGCTCATTCACGTCCTGAAGCGATCCCTGACTTACTCCGGAGAGTCCTGAGGTAGTGCCCGCGGACGCACCCGATCCGCCGGCACCGCCTCCTCCAACAGTTGAGGTGGCAACCAGCGTTTGAAGCACTTCCGTCGGAGAGCCTCCGGACACGATGCTCCGCGGAAAAAGATTCTCGAGATCACTTCGACCCATTGTGCTTCTCCGATCTCACTTCGTTCTCCAGAATAAAGATTGCCTCCACCGTACGCGCCGGCAGCCGATACACATCGCCGGCGCCGATCAGTTTCCATGCGTGGAATTCCTCCAACAGGGCCAGACTCTCAGCGGTGACGTATGAGGTTGGACAACTCTCCACTGCAACTTGTCCTCTCGCCCAAACCACCTGCGGCGGATCAGGTTCGTTGCCTTCCAGCCAGCCACATCGGCGTTTACGCTCCAAGCCGCTACTGCGACACAGGCCGCATTTCCACGCGGCTTGATTCGCGTGTTGGAAATGGAATGCGACAATCAGTTTTTTCGTTCGACTTCACTGAGTCCGCACTGCGCCTTGATGGCGTCTACGACTTCCCTGGTCAGTTCCTCCGGACCTTTTTCGAGCAGGCTCTCAGCGGTTGCCGCTTCACCGTCGATCGTCAATCCCTGAATGCTCGCCAGTCCCCACGCCAGATACATCGTGTCAATCTCTTGCGTTAGAATGCCTGCTTCGATCTTTTCCCCCAGCTGGCCTCCTGCTTCAAGAAACTCGGCCTTGCGGCTGATTTCACGCGCTCGCCGGCTCAGGTCCATCCGGCGGCCAAACGAGACCCGCTTGATTGCGAATGTCACCGATGGCATCGATTTCGATCGGATCACAAGGACGCTTTCATAAGTTTCATTGCCGTCCCCGCTCGCATGCTGGTTCGTCTTTCTCGGCCTAGCCAAAAGCGACAAAAAGTTCATCGTTCACGCTCCCTTGCGCGCGGCAGTTCTGAAATTGCCACTGCTGCCGCGTCTCTTTGTCGCTGAACCCGGGTACCTGCGGAATCACGCTTTTCATGTAAATACCGAAAAGCTGCCCCTGCTGTTGCCCCAACTGAACCATGACACTGATGGGCGAATTTTGCCGGGCGGCCTGATACAGGGCCTGTGTCGCGGCGTTGTCTTGTTGATACAAACTAAAATCCAAGGTCACCGATCGCACACCAGGTGAAATGGCCGACGCCAAGATCGTTCCGAATTCCCGCTCTCGCAGGTCGACACTGTTGTCAAACGTTATCTGAGCCGCCGTCAGCGTGAAGAAGCGGTTGGGCAGAGTTCCCAGCCATACTTGCCCTAAGTGGCCCGGAATGATTGAGTAATTCAGGGGGGTTAACGCAGGCTCCGCGGGATACGCTGTAAGTCCGGATTGCCCACTCTGGAAGCTGGTGCTATCTAGTACGTCCTGAGCCTGTCCGGAAAAGTTGAACTCATGAAAGTCGCCGTTCACGTTCACCGTCAGCTTGTCGAGCGCCGCGCCAGAAAGAATACGCTGTACGGCGGTTCCCGGACTCCAGTAGTCGTAAATTGTAACGCTGTTCAACACTTCGGCCGGCTGATAGACAGCAGTCGGACCCGTCGCCGAACTCGTAGCAGGCGGCACCGTGAACGGCGCTTGCAACTGAACGGTCAAACTGTCCACGACTGCGGAGACAAATCGCAGCTCACCTCCGCTCGTCACAGCCTGGCCTGGAGAAAGCCCGTGTGCGGCTGCGAAAGCTACCTGCGTCGCGCTTGGATTTCCGGCCACTGTCCCACCGCCGGAAAGCGTAGGGGCGCTCCCCAGACACGCTTGGAATAACGGTCCGTGCGCTGGAAGCACCGTCTGGTCAGCCCAATTCGACATATAGGTCTTGAGTGAAAAGCTCGTGTCGCGGCGTAGCCCACCCGGATTTCCAGCAAACGTTCTCGATCCGGTC